CAAGAGCGGTAAGAGCAAAAAGAGGAGCATACTTTGCATTACCTAAAAGTGAAAGAACATTGTCTGCACTAAGACAAGCAACATCATTAAATAAAAAACTAAAAGCACCTAGATATGCTGCTATAGCATTAGGAGGAGCAGGTGGAGAAGCATTAGTTGCTGACGTTGAAGAGATAGGAACTTTTGGTGATATGTTTCAATCAGGTCCAACTCAACTAGATAAAGAAGAAGAAGGAGGAGGAAGAGACGACGCAATAAGAAAACTAATGAACAGAGTTAAGTTTGGTTCTGAATCTTTGTTAGTTACACCTGCAGTATATGGTGTTGGTAAGTCTGCAAAACTTTTAGCTCAACGTGGTAAACAATTAGCATACAGTAATAAACAATTTGATAGATTTTTAAATAAATACATTAGAGCTCCATTTTCACCTGGGGGTAATTTACCTGATGAAGTGTTTGCATCTGAAAGAATAAAAGAAGGATTAAGATCTAGAGATATAAATAGAGCAAGAGAAATTGTAAATAATATTACAAAAGAAGTAGATGGTATATTTCCTTCGGCACAATCTATGTTTGATAAATCTGTAAGAAGTGAAAAAGATAAATTTTACAAAGGACTAAATTCTATATTATTTGAAGGAGATGTTAAAAAAGCAATAGATCCTAAAAAAATAGATGACCTACTAAATAGAATGAAACAAAGTAAAGTAGGTGAAGAGTCAAGACAGATGTTGGTGGGCGGTATAAATAATGCAAGAGCAGAGTTTTCTAAATTAATAGGTATACTAGATGAAAATTTATCTGGAGTTAAATTAACAAAAGCACAAGATGAATTATCTACTTTATTAAAGGATCGATTAAACGGTTGGGTTGGTTCTACATATAGAATATTTGAAGATCAAGGTAGAGGATTGTTTAAGTTATTTAAAAGATATACTCCAACAGACGAAGCTTATGAAGGAGCGGTAGGATTTTTTAAACAACAAGGTTTAACACAGCAAGCAGCTAAACAAGAAGTAGACAGAATATTGGCTGAAGTATCAAAAATAAAAAAACCTAAAGCGTTAGATTTAAATAACTATATTAAAAAAACTGTAGAAGGTAGACCTGCAGGAGAGTTTATACAAAAAATGATTGATGATACAGGTGTGCCACCAGCAGCTATAAGAGAATTATTGGGAGAAATATCTGACCCAAGATACTCTATATTTAATGCAATGACTAATTTATCTTCAGTCGCACGTACAGCAAATTATTTAAAAGACATATCTACAAAAAATTTAGAAGTGCAACAAGCAGGTAAGAGAGGATTCTTTTGGGGATCAAAAGAAGCAGCAGAACAAGCAGTTCAATCTTCTAAGACAGGAATTAAAATTGTCGACATAGACAGTGTTATAAAAGATTTACCAGGAAGTGGTAAATTTGTTAATCCATTAGCAGAAACAAGGTTTACTACAGAAGAAATAGCAGAAGCTATTAGAAATATAAATAATATAGGTGGTGGATTACAGGGTTTTGTAAGAGGTGAAGGTAAGGAAGGAGCAGAAGCTGCTGTAAGTTGGGTGTATAGAAATCTATTATTATTTCCAAAAGGAGTATCACAATTAGCAAAAACAGTTTTATCTGTACCTACACACTTACGTAATTTTATAAGTGCGTTTGGTTTTGCTGGTGCAAATGGTAATTTATTTGAACCTGCATTTTATACTAAAGCATTTAAAGAAGGATTAGATGTATCTGGATTATTAAAAGCAGGACCAACAAGTGCAAAGTTTCAAGAAGCATATAGAGAACTATTAGAATTAGGAGTTGTAAACTCACAAGTTCAAATAGGAGATCTTAAAAATCTTTTAAGAGATATTAGATTTGGTGAGCAAATCGCAAACACTGATACAATACTTAGACCTTTTATGTCTAAGTTAAGAAAGATAGGTGAATTTGCACAAGGTAAATATGTTGCAGAAGACGATACATTTAAGATTGCAAGTTGGGTTGTTGAAAGAGAAAAATTATCAAGAGCGTATGCTAAACAAGGATTAAAAGAAGGTGATGAAGTATTAAATGTTTTTACTGGGCAAAAGGAAATATTAGATGAAAAATTTTTAAAAAGACAAGCAGCAGATATTGTGAAAAACACTGTACCTAATTATGAGTTTGTAGGTTCTGCAGTTAGAACTTCTAGACTTTTACCAATAGGTAATTTTATGTCTTTTCCTTCAGAGATGATTAGAACCACAACTAATATTGCAGAACTTGGTATAAAGCAAATGAAACACTCTAAGCCTACAGTTGGGTCAAATATTTTACCATACGTAGTGGATAGAGCGACAGGTCAATTAGTTAAAAACGATAACCCTTTTTATGGTGATGGTATAAAAAGATTAACAGGTCTTGCTACATTTACAACTGTCATACCTGCTACTTTAACTGAAGGTGCAAAAGCAATGTATGATGTATCACAAGAAGAACTAGATGCACTAAGAAGATTTGTTCCAGACTGGTCTAAAAATTCTACACTAATACCTATTAAAGACGATGATGGTGAATTAAGATACATAGATTTTAGTCACAGTAACGCATACGATGTAATTGCAAGACCATTAAGAACTTTACTAAATAATATTCAAGATGGAGATATGAATGATCAAACTTTATTATCTAGTTTTGTAAGTGGAGTTAATGAAGCTGGAGCTGAAATAATGAATCCGTTCATTGGTGAATCTATTTGGACAGAAGCTGCAGGTGATTTAACTGTTAGAGGTGGACGAACTAAAGATGGTAGATTACTATATACTGATCAAACATCTGCAGGAGATAAAGCTGCAATTAGATTTTTACATTTAGGTGAAGCTCTTGCACCTTCTTACAGACAGTTTCAAAGATTAGGACAAGCTGCTTTTGGTACACCTACAAAAAGAGGAGACGTGTTAGAAATAGGACCAGAGCTTGCAGGGTTCATGGGCTTTAGACCAATTAAAGTAGACCCTTTAAAATCCATGGGATTTAAAATTGCTCAATATCAAACAGGTATTAGAAATGCTAGAAGAGAATTTACAGGAGGTTATTTTGGATTATTAAAAGGAGGTCCAATAAAACCAAATGATGTGATAAATAGATTTTATAAATCCAACAAAGCTAGGTTTGATGTGCAACAGAATATGTATAATGACATAAGCGCTGCACAAATTTTAGGAGTTAGTAGAGGAATATTAGGTAGAGAATTTAAAGACAGACAAATATCAGATAAAGCTTATCGTAGTTTGCAAATAGGAAGATTTGATCCATACTTTCCATCAGAAGATATTGAAGCTAGATTTAGAGAAATTGCAAGAGACTTAGGTGATCCAGATGTTTATAGATCAGTAAGACCAATACTAAGAAATATGTTTAATGATTTTAGAAGAATACCTTTAGGTTCATCATGGACTCTAGATGTAAATGATTATTTAGAAGAAGAAATACAAACTCCACCATTGGCTTTACAACCAATGCCAGCATCAAACGTTATACAAACGTCAGCTATTCCAGGATCAAATAATAATCTAATGGCGTCAGGATTGACAGCAGTAGAGAATGCTTTATTATCAGATGAAGAGAAAATGATAAGATTAAGAATGAGAGGATTAGCGTAATGTACAGTTTGGGTGGAATGATAGACGTGATCTATCGGGATATTATAGCGGGGGCTATAAAATAATGGCTAGCAAATCACAAGACGCAATGCAAAGAATAGAGTCGCATGAAAAACTTTGTCGTATCATGCAGAAACAGACCTATGAAAGAATGCAACAAATGCAAGGTCAGATAACTAGAATTGAAAGAATACTACTTGTATCTATGGGTGCAGTTATGACAGGTATGGGTGGTGTAATTTTAGTTCTTTTACAAAAACTTTAGATCCATTCTTTTAAATCTTCACCTAAAATTTCATTAGCAATATTTATTTTATTACGTAAAGCTTTTACAATCCTATCATCAATAGTATTTTCAGCAATGATATCAATATATGTCATAGGTTTTGTTTGTCCGATACGATCAATACGTGCTTCTGATTGTTGTCTCTTCTCTAAATCATAACCATTTGAAAAATAAATCATTGTACTAGCAGCAGTCAGTGTAATACCATAGCCGCCTGTATGTGTAGTTCCTACAAAAAATCTACACTTGTCATCATTCTGAAACTTCTTTATATTAATTGACCTTTGATCTTGGCTAGTTTCACCAAAATAATCTACAACAGAATCCTCACCATATTTATTTTTTATCTCTTCAATAATTCTTTTCACATCGTGAGTATAGTGTGACCATATAACTGCTTTGTTATGAACGTTCTCCAATATATCCATAAGTTCAGTGACTCTATTACATGGTAAATTTTTTATAACACCATCATCAGCTGTAAAATGACCACAAGTTATTTGGTGAAGTCTCATCAATTGAGTCATGACTGTAGCTGAAGATTGCATTTTACCATCAAGAAAAGCTATGGCCTCTTGTTTCATTTGAGCATATACTTTCTTCTGTTCTTTAGTTAGTTCTACTACATGTTTCATCCATGTCTTTTTAGGTAAGTCTAGGCAATCATCTTTCAAAACTCTTTTTGAAAACGGTTTTATTTTATCAGATAACTCTCCCAGGTTTCTATAACCTACAACTATTTCAACTTGTCTACCAGATACCTGTATCTTTCTAGTTACTGCATAACGAGCCTTGAACGTCCAATAAGAAGAATGGCCCAGGAGCCAGGGATCAAGGAATTCACATTGACTAAATAAATCTAGTGGTGATTTTGTTACAGGAGAACCCGTAAGGATTCTCCTATATTTAGCGAGTTCTCTTAATGCAATAATATTTTTAGTTCTTTTTGTAGTAGGTGTTTTTATAGTAGTAGATTCATCTATTGCAATCATAGCATTGTGTGCAGATAAAAACTTATAAGCAAAGGCTGGTCCATCATTAGAAGAAAAAGCTTCTACATTCATTATAAGAATATGAAACTCAGTTCCTGTTTTAAATAATGTATTTAATAAATTTTTTTGTTTAGCTGACTTATCAGATGTTTTCCATAGAACCATTTTTTTAAATATATGATCTGGTAAGTGAGTAGGTATTTCAGAATCATACCAGTTTTTATACACACCTTTAGGTGCAATAATTAATAATCCGTTTATTTTTCCTTTGTCATAAAGCATAGCTGCGTTATCCAAAAGAACTTTTGATTTACCTGTACCCATTTCCATGAAGTAGGCAAAATTTTCTTTATCCCAAGAATCTTGTAATGCATCTAATTGATGCTTATATGGTGTTGTCTTAAACTTATAATTTATCATAATATATACCTTTACTTTGCTTTCTGAAGAGATATATATGAATAGAAAGGAAAAAAGTCAATGGCAAAAGTTTATTTAGTACAAGATATTCCTGTCGATAAGGAAACAGGAAAACCAAAATTTGATATGACGCCTGCAATTAAATATGGCGAAATTAAGACAATGTTTCCTAGGTTGAAACAAATGCAGTTTTCACCAGGTCCTTTGATCTTAGAAATAAAAAATAGTTTAAAAGATTTTACGTCAGAAGATTATTTATTATTATATGGTGATCCTGCTCTTATTGGGGTGGTATGTTCTGTCGCAAGCGATATTACAAATGGAAAGTATAAGTTATTAAAATGGGACAGAATAGCATCAGGTTATTTTCCCATAGAAATAAATCTTTTTCAAAAGTAGTTGACAATAAGAAATTAGTTTCTATATTGTCGTTTATGAAAGTAAATAATAAAGAGGTAAAATATGACTGTTAGTCTACGTGACGATGCACCAGATCAAGTTGATGTTATAGATCCAACTGAATTATCTGAGGTTATCGAACAATACAAATCTGTGGGAGCACAGATATTAGCTGTAGAAAGTAAACTTAAGGAACTAAAAGAACAAGAAAAGTATATTAGTAATTTTAGTATTCCTGAGATTATGAATAAGATGAATCTTAGTACAGTTAAGTTAAAAGATGGTTCTGAACTATCTGTAAAAAAAGTATATAGTGCCACAATGAAGGCTGATAAAAAGCCTCAGGCAATACAATGGCTTCGAGACAATGGCTTAGGTGATATTGTGAAAAACGAAATCACAGTTAACTTTGGTCAAGGCGAAGAAAACAAGGCAATGGCTTATGCTACCCTTGCACGGGGTCAAGGTTATGAACCTGCTCAGAAAGAGGCGGTTCATGCCATGACTCTAAAAGTAACCATGGAAGATTGGAAGAACAAAGGAAACGAAGTTCCTGAAGATCTTTTTTGGACGTTTGATGGAAATCAAACGAAAATTAAAAATAAAAAATAAATAATATAGGAGTAAATACATATGTCCAATAATACGGAAATGGTAAAAAAGAATAGTGCAGGTGCACTATCACCAATTAACTTAAGAGCTGATTCAGGTAAAGGCACTGAAGAAATCAAAGCGAGTGATACATCAACTCCAATTCTAAAGATTCTTCATCAGTTATCACCTGAATGTAATACTAGAAATGCTAAACATGTTGAAGGTGCAAAACCTGGCATGATATATTCTAGTAGTTTCGGATCTTTAATTGATGGAGACGTAGGACTTAACGTAGTCATATGTCATTCACAAACAAGGTTTCCAGAGTGGCAGGAGAGAGGCGATAGTGCAGCAGCTCCAGTCGGAACTCACATGGAACCACCTAAAGATGCAGTAGAAGAAAGAAATGGTAAGTACAGATTATCAAATGGTAATTACTGTGAGAAAACCATGTACTTCTATGTACTTGCATTAATAGGGGATGAAACTAGAAAAGCAGTTATCACTATGAGGTCATCTAATCTGACTCCAGGTAGAGAATTAAATAACTTAATTCAAAACTTAAGAGCAACAGACGATAAAGGTAGCTTCAGACCTGCTGCGTATTCTGCAATCTTTAATCTTAAAACAGTTGGTAAAAACTGGGGAGATAAAAGTTGGCACGTATACAAACCTAATAAAGTTAGAATGTTAGATTTATCTGACAAGAACGACTTAGGTATCTATGAGACTGCTAAGAAGCTTCAAGAAGAAGCTTTTGGTGGTTCGACTCAACCTAAATACGAGAAGGTTGACTCTGCAAAGTCTCAAGATATTATCTAATATCTTAAGAATAGTTTGTACAAACGGGGCGCTGAAGGGAGACTGGAGGCGCCTCAGAACAAAAGGATGTGATGAAAGACTTTATAAAGTACTTTAGTGGATTGACTAGAAACTATGGTGTCTGCAAAACAAATCAAGGTTATATAGATCCAGAGACAGGTAAGAAAAAATATAAACATGAATGGTCTCAAGAAAAAGTAACAGACAAAGATTACGAAGATCATTTAAAAGGAATTAAATCAATAGGTATACAACCATGTACTGATGAAGGTACAGCAAGATTTGGTGCTATTGATGTAGACAAGTATCCAATAGACAGAGAATTTTATTTAAAAACAATTCAAGAAAAAAATTTACCAATAATACCTATACTATCAAAAAGTGGTGGTCTTCACTTATATGTATTCACAACAGAATATGTAAAAGCAATTGAGATAAGACAGTTCTTAGAGCAAATGCTTTATGTATTTAAACTATCTATCAAAACAGAAATATTTCCAAAACAAACTAATTTAAAATCAGACGAAGATAATAAGACAAATGGTAACTTTATAAATCTTCCATACAATGGTGAAGATAG